TCCGCAGGCCGATGCTCGATCCAAATTTCAAGGAGGAGCCGGACCTCGTGGGTCTGCCCGCCTGTCCAGGCGTGGTGAGCGGAAAGCCCGTGTTCTCGGCGGAGGATGCAGTTAATTGCACGGAACCCTGCATACTGATCTCGCACGAGACGACACCGGATGACATCGCGGGCATGAATGCCGCCGTGGGCATCCTGACCAAGACGGGCGGGGCGACCAGTCACGCCGCAGTGGTGGCTCGCGCGATGGACAAGCCCTGTGTGGTGGGCTGCACCACGCTCGACATCGATGCCGTGAAAGGGAGTGGTTGCACGAAGATCACGATCGATGGATCGACCGGTAACGTCTGGGTGCAGACCGATGTACCGGTGATTGACAGCTCGGATGATCCGGCGGTCCGAACCGTGATGAACTGGTGCATGGAAAAGCTCGGGGCATGGGAGTCGTCGCCGGTCGATCTCGGGTCGGATCATCGCCCGCACGTGGTGCAGGCCGCCTACTGGTGGGGTTCGCTGGAAGTGGCCGAAGCGGTGGTCGAGGGTATCAAGCAGATGTCTTCTAGGGAGAACGTGAAGCTCGACATCAGAAACCCGCAGAGCTTCATGCCCGAAACGGACAACGAGTTGGCCCACTGCTTCGGGACCAAGCCCGACAGCGATGCGGCATTCAAGAAGGAGTTCGGACAGCTGCTGAACACGCTCATTAAGGACTACCCCGATCTGGACATCGTTGGAGCAGAAGACGTTCCGCTGATCGTTCCCGCAGATTACGCCGCCTTCTCGGTGCTGGCAGACTGAGCTAAGACATTGGAATGTAAGCAAGGAGGCAACGGCAATGTCTTTGGTTCTGAGCTTGAAGCAAGGTGACGATTTCTGGGTTGGTAACCGTCAGGTGGTGGTCTCCCGCATTCAGGACGCCAAGAAATTCTGGCTGTCCATCGATGGCAAGGAGTTCGAGATCGTCGATACGCATGCCACGGAGATACTGCCTGATGTGTTCGTGGCGTCCGGGGATTTCTTCAAGTACGGCATGGTCCGCGTGGCGATAGACGCGCCGCGCGAGATCGAGATTCTGCGTGGTGACCGGTACAGAGCGAGACAGAGAGAAAAGCAATGGGATTTCGCCAGTACGAAGTGACCGAGCAGGCCATCCGTCAGGCTAAGGCTGCAGGTTTGTGCGGAGACGTAGAGAAGCGAATTGCCAGAATGGCCAGACGCGCCGCCCCGTTCACTCACGAGTACGGCAATTGGCGGTTCGAGGATTTCGTCCTGTTCATCAAGGACGGCAAGGTTCTCGATGTTACCCGATTGGACATGGTTTCGGGTAACTCGTAGAAGTCAGAGTACAGACTACCAGGAGGGTTGATGATGCATAGAAAGCTGACGAAGGGCGGTCCGAACGGCTTCCTCCCGATTGATCTGGGTTGGCGCGGGGCGTTCTACCGCTTCCAGATCGCAGGTGGGCCGTACGACTGCTTCCCTGGTCGTGACAAGGCGTTCGGGGTGTGCGTCCGCGCCGAGAACGTGATGCCGGGCAGCTACGATGTCCACCTGCCTATCAGGGATTTCAGCGTCCCTACTGACACGTTCCGTGTCGAAATGGCGGTAAGGGACACGCTTCGCGCCGCGATCCGTGGCAAGCCGGTATACGTAGGCTGCATGGGTGGCTGGGGCCGGACAGGGCTGTTCCTCGCGCTCCTTGCCAAGGCTGCCGGGGTTGATGATCCGGTCGCCTACGTACGCAAGCATTACACGCCGCGAGCGGTGGAGACGCGGGCGCAGGAGCAGTTCGTCAAGGATTTTGACGTGACAAAGCTGCGCAAGTGGCTGCACAAGTTCGCCTGGGCACAGAGGTTCCCGTGGCTTTCCCGTTTCTTGGCTCCCTGAGAAGTGNAATTAATTGCATTTCTCATTGACTCGGACCGGCTCAAGGTCACGATAAGATAAAGCCAACCGGAACCATGGAGGGTATGCATGGCACTCACCGACCCGAAAGATACTCTGGCCTATCACTCGTCTCGTGTTCTGTGCATCAAGCGGGACATGAGCGAGGTCCCGTGCTCCAACGTGGCTAAGGCCCTGGGTAACTATCAGCACACGCATTCCCCGTCTGATGAGGGTCACTCGACGCCAGAGACGCAGGCTCTGTGGTTCTACGGGATGAATCACGGGATGGCCCTGATCTCGAAGCGGTTCCACCCGCTGGAGCCGCTTCCTCCTCACATCCTGAAATTCGTGGAAGCCTACCATGAGAACCTGGTGCCGAGGGCGGTCAGGGCCTTCTACTACCTTCTGCTGATCTGCACCCGAGAGGCGCGGCACAACAAGTCGTTGAACAGCGATCACAAGAAGCTGATGGAGAAGTTCGGCCTGTCGGTGGCCGACTTCTTCGTGCACATTTCGGGCGGGGAGTCGAGCATCCACCAGAAGTTCGTCACCAACCCGCCGACGGCGACGATCGGCCAGTATGTCGAGGCTCTCCGCTGGCAGTTCTATAACTCGAAGTGGAACTCAGGCTACGGCGGTCCGGCTTGGGGCAGGGTGACTGATTGCCTCTGCAGGTTCGTGACGGGCGAGTATTCGGCAGAGATGATGCTGGATACGATATGGACCCTCGCCCACAACAATGGGCCGATCTTCAACAAAGGCATCTTCTATGGGCACTACAACATGCAGGTTCTGATCCGAATCCTCGACGTTCAGAGGTCGGGGCAGATACCGCAGGCGATCCTGTTCGATCAGCCTTTGTGGTCGTTCGTACCTAACGAACTGACTCAATGGATGAAGGCCCTGAAGGAATGGTTTCCCGAGGACATCGGGGATTATGTCGCCTGGGATGTGGTTGAGGCTCTCGGGTCGGTCCAGAAATACCCGAAGGAGAAGCAGGCTCAGTGGGCTAAGCACGGACTGTCGCCCCTGGCCAAGGAGGCCGAGAAGGCTGCGTACGAGAAGAAGCTCAAGGAACAGGAGGAGTTCAACAAGAAGTGGTTCATGGTCACACCGACCACCAAGGTTAAGAAAATCCAGATGGTCCGCGCCGCGTAATTCCAGGAGGGATTGGTATGAAGCGCAAGAATATTAACGATGTGATCTACGGGGACAGGGCCGCGGTTCGGGCCGCAAAAACGTTCAGCTCCTCGACGCTGTCTTACGGGTCGTACGGGTATGGGAAGAAAAGCACCAGCAGTTCAGGGAAGTGGTGCTATGAATCGCACCCGCCTCTGAAGCTGCCTGGGACCAATCTGGTGATCTATGGCGGTTCCTGCTCGAACCCTGTGGTTAAGGATGCCGATGTCTACATCGGGTTCGACCTGACCATGAAATTTACGGAACGGCACTGGCCGTGGAACAAGGGTGCAGAGGTCCTGTTCCACATTCAGGACATGGGAGTTCCCAGTAAGCCGGAGGAGTTCAAGAAGCTCGTTGCCTGGACGAAGAAGAAGCTGGAGGCTGGNCTCAAGGTGCACTGCGGGTGCATTGGCGGGCATGGGCGGACGGGCACGTTCCTTGCCGCTCTCGTCTCCGAGTATGGTGAGCAAGATGCGATCAGCTATGTGCGGGAGCATTATTGCTACAGGGCGGTCGAGAGCTCGGAGCAGATCGAGTTCCTGCGAAAGCACTTCGGCATCAAGAGCGTGAAGGCATCGAAATCGGGTAGCGTGTACTCGTACTCCACAGGCTCTAAGGGAAAAGATGCCTCTACCTACAACCCGATCCCGAGCATGGGTAACATCTGGGGTTGCAGTTAATTGCAATTTCCCTTGATCCGCCTACGGCATAAGTTAGAGTGGCAGTAAGGCCATCAGATCAAGGAGGATAGAGTGGCGATCATCATAAAAAGCATGAATGCTGGGGGCACTGAAAAAGCTGGGCCTCCCCCAGGAGCTGATGGACGGGCTGCAGAAATACCCCATCGAGGTCACGCTGAGCGCCACGAAGTTCAATTTCGTGGTACCCGGCAAGGATGGGGACAAGAAGGGGTACACGGTTCCTGTAACGCTGGATCAGCTGCAGAAGCTGAATGCCGGAACCTTGCAGCCTGCGGAAAAGAAAGCACTCGTCACGGCGCTGACTCTCTGCATCCATACCATCCTGAAGTGGGTGGATGCTGAGGGTGTGCAGCCGGTAACAGCACCGGAGCTGCCTAACGACGAGCTCAAGGCTGGCATTCTTGACAAGCTGCCTCCGCTTAAACCCGCAGAGTCGAAGGAAGAGCCTGGTTGGAAGGTGTTCGACCTGTCCAAGCTGACGACCGCTACGCCCGTGAAGCTCAGGGACGCGACCATGCTGTACCAGCCGGTCATGGGCACCTCGGGCGGATCGCGTTACTTCCTCGTGGCCGCCAACAAGGATGTTCGGGTAGCTGCTCGCATCAAGGGCATGGCTCTGTCAGTCAGGATTGAAGGGCCTAACTGGCAGAAGTATGTGTCGAACATGAAGAGCTGTGGGATCGACAAAATAGCGAAGGATTACGCCAGCATTCATCTGGAAGCAGGCTCTGACTACGTGATGGCCAGCAAGACGCTCGGGTCGATCCTGATGGGTCTGGGCATTCCGTTTGATACGCCAATCCCCGACCTTAAAGTGATCGCTGACAAGGGTGCCTGACATGCTGACCGTGGAAGAATTTAACAGCCTGGAGGTCGGGGACCTGATAGAAACCGGACCGATCTTCAAGGCCCTGTCCGATGATCCAGTGATCCTGCATACCGCGAAGATCGAAGAGGATGGCGGTGACCGGAGCAGGGTCGAGTTCATGGTGACCTACATGGGCGTAACGCTCGGGCGGTGGTCCTGCAACCGGAAGGGAGAGGAATTGGAATGGGAAACGGTGTGAAGGACCGTTGGGCATACGCCATAGCTGATGCGCTCAACATGACCATAGAGCATCGGGACACGAAGCCGGTGCTCAACGGGTCGCTGACAATGGACGTGGATGTCGGGCTCAGGACGTTCAGCGTCAACGCCCGCATCGTCAGTGCGCTCCTAAACAAGACTGAGCACATGGTGATCGTCAGGGTGATGGGGAATCTCGCTCTGCTGGTCTTGGCTTATGACGGAAAGGTGGGCACTCCGGCAGTGGATGTTCACGTTCTCAATCTGGCGAAGACGGACAAAATAGATCAGTGGCTGGAGAGAAACGCGCCCAACTCGGGAGACCAGGCAAAGAAGCTGCTCGCGAAAGGCATCGTGAAGTCCTTCACCAAAACCGGACCCGGCCCTTGGAAAAAGCTCGCCTGAATTGAGGTCAAGAACTAATGCTGAAAATATGGACAGCCGCAGAAGCGTCCGTGATCAAGAGAACGTTGGGGGTGACGCTCAGAAATTTCCGGCCAAATGTCCCGCCTCATCAGTTTGTTCCTTGGGACGAAAACAGCCCTCCACCGGAGCCGGGGGAGGGTGAAATTGTTATCGTGTGCGGCGGCAAGCCGCTCGACGCTCTGAAACGGGCAGGGATCACGCCGAAGAACCGCACGCTGAGCTCGCTGCGCGAGAAGCCGATCAAGCGTGGCGGCGGATACTACATGATCACGTTTGATCCCTCGATCACGGCCAACGAGCCGGACAAGGCCGAGATCATAGATTGGGACATCCGCCTTGCCGTCCGGCTGCTGAGGACAGGTGCTCTCGATCCAGAAGTAGGCGAGTACCGGTGGGTGAACAATTTCCAGCCGATGATCGACTGGATCGAGAAGAGATACGAGAAAACCGGCAAGCCCGTAGACGTGGCGATGGACACTGAGACCATGGGCTTTTACCCGTGGTATCCCGACAAGGATGTCGTCAGCATTTCGTTCACGGTGGAGGCGGGCAAGTCCGAGCTGCTCTACTTCGGACCGCAGAAGCATCCGATCGAGCTGGACCCGAACGTCAATCTGTACGAGCAGATCAAGTGGCTACTGACCTCGCCCAAGGTCAAGCTACGTATGGCGAACGGCAAGTACGACCTGATCTGGATCGCGGAGAAGTGGGGCATCGAGTGCACGAACTTCAAGTTCGACACCTGCCTTGTCGGGAACCTGCTGAACGAGAACCGGTCGAACAGCCTCAATCTGCACGCCAAAATTTACACGCAGATGGGCGGGTACGATGACTATCTGAACGCGACCTACGACAAGAGCCAGATGGAGAAAATCCCGACCGACGATCTGCTGACCTACGCGGGCGGGGACACGGATGCCACGTATCAGGTGGCCGACATTCTGCGCGATGAGCTGGTGGCCGACGAAAAGCTCGCCACGTTCTACGTCAAAATCCTCCATCCGGCATCGCGGGCCTTCGAGAAGATCGAGCGCCGTGGCGTGCTGATCGATCGGGGGAAGTATGAGGCGCTGGGCGAAGAGGTGAGGGAGGTTATCAAGACGGCTCAGGACAAGGCCATGAGCCTTCTCCCGAACCGCCTCAAGATCAAATACCGCGACAAGATTGAGGGGCAGCTAAAGGCCGGGAAAAGCCCGCTACTGCCATCTCTGCTCAAAGAATACTTCTTCTCACCCCTGGGTCTTAACCTGAAACCCAAGGAACTCACAGCCAAAACGGGCGAGCCATCCATGACCAAATCCCATCTCCGGCAGTTCGCGGACGTGCCGGAGGCTGCGGAGATGATCGAGACGCTCACCGAAATGGACGCAGCCTCGAAAACGCTCTCGACTTTCATCGAGGGGTTCCTGAAGCATCTGAGGCCGGACGGTCGGCTGCACCCGACCTACATGCTGTTCCATGGCGGTCTGTATGATGACGATGATGACGAGTCCGGCACTGTGACGGGTCGCCTGTCAGCGAAGGACCCCGCCTTCCAGACGCTGCCGAAAAAGACCTATTGGGCAAAGAAGATTAGGGCGTGCTTCCCCGCACCGCCTGGCAAGGTCGTCTGCTCCCTGGACTACAGCCAGGGCGAGCTTCGCGTGGTGGCTTGCGTGGCGAACGAGAAGAACATGATCGCCGCTTATGAGGAGGGCAAGGACCTGCACGCGGTGACCGGAGCGCAGCTTGGTGGCGTGAGCTATGAGGAGTTCCTGAGCTGGAAGGATAGCGAGGACGAAAGGCTCGCCAAGCTGTTCGAGGAACTGCGCTCTCGAGCCAAGGCAGGCAATTTCGGTCTGCTTTACGGCATGGGTGTTGAGGGCTTCCAGGCTTATGCGTGGGCGAACTACGGTCTCCGACTGACCTACGCGGAAGCCGAGAAGATCAGAAACGACTTCTTTGCTCTCTACTCCGGCCTGATCGACTACCATGAGAGGCAGCGCAAGCTCGTCAGCATGCATGAGATGGTCCGTTCTCCGCTGGGCCGCGTCCGCCATCTGCCCATGATCCGCAGCTGGGACAAGGCGGTTCGAGCCAAGGCCGAGCGCCAGGCCATCAACTCTCCGATCCAGTCTTGCCTGTCCGACATGATGCTCTGGGCGATCGCGCTTATCGACGATGCGTACCCAGAGATCGAAATTGTGGGCCAATTCACGACGCCATGATTGCGTACATCCCGGAACAAGATGCACACCTGTGGGCTTCCAGAGCGCAGGAAGTTATGTCAAACCTTCCTTTCCATGAGGTCGGCTGGCAGCCGCAGCTCAAGTTCCCCGCGGATGCGGAAGCTGGCCCAAACCTCGCAGAACTCAAGAAGCTGACGCTCGTCGCATGACCGAGTTCTGCAATTAATTGCAGCGGTGTCATGCCTGATGCTGATGCGGGAAGGGTATGATCATGGCCAAGGATGGAAACAAGGCCGACACGCAAAAGTCTGAACGGCCTACTGCGCAGATTTTCCGGCTGGTTGGGGCTGACCCCTCGAAAGAGGAGATCAAGAAGGCTCTGCTGCCCCGGCAGATGCTCAATCAGGAACGGCCCGACAATGCTGTGGCGGGCAACGCATTTCAGCCCGAGGACGAATACCAGGACCTGTATGTCGGTGCGAGCCGAGACATTGGCGTCCTGGAGCCGCCCTACAACCTTAGCACCCTCGATCGCCTTGCGCAGGAGAACAATGCCTTGTCTCCCTGCATCGAGGCCATGGTGACGAACATCGACGGCACTGGCTACGACTTCATCCGCGCGGACGCCGAGGAAGGCGATGACAGCGTAGACGAGAAGATCGAGCAGCTCAGGCAGTTCTTCGCTGAGCCGTGGCCGGGCGAGTCGTTCATGACCATACGGCAGAAGCTGCGTCGGGACTACGAGCGCACGGGCAACGCCTATCTCGAAGTGCTGCGCAACGCCCAGGACCAGATCGTCTTCCTCCGGCATGTGGACGCCAAGATGATGCGGCTTCTGAAGCTGGACGACCCGGTACCGGTCGAGAAGGTCATGCGCCGAAACGGACGCGAGGTCCGCATTACCGTCATGGAGCGCCAGCGCCGGTACGTCCAGCTCCTGAACGGCGTCACGCTGGTCTACTTCAAGGACTTCGGCGTGCAGCGTGACCTGAACAAGAACACGGGAGTCTGGGCACAGACCGGACAGAGGCTGCCAGCGAACCAGCGGGCGACCGAGATCATCCACTTCACCTGCCTGCCGGACTCCAAGACGCCTTACGGAGTGCCGCGCTGGATCAACCAGCTGCCTTCGATTCTGGGCTCTCGTAGGGCCGAGGAGTTCAATCTGGAGTTCTTCGACAATGGCGGTGTCCCGCCGGTGCTGATCATTCTTCAGGGTGGCTCGCTGCAGGACAAGACGCGCCAGGCTCTTGAGCAGAAGATGAGCCTGGGAAGCGCCTTATCGAAGAACCGAGTTCAGGTTCTCGAAGTGGAGCCGACCGGTGGCTCGATGGACCATCCGCTGCAGGCCAAGGTCACGGTGGAGAGGTTCGGCAGCGAGCGCCAGAACGACAGCATGTTCGAGAAGTACGACGACAAGTGCGAGCAGCGCATCCGTCGCGCCTTCCGTCTGCCGCCCATTTTCGTCGGTCAGGCCGCGGATTACGCCTTCGCGACTGCTTATGTCTCGTACAATGTGGCCGAGGCCCAGGTCTTCAAGCCGGAGCGCGACGAGTTCGACGAGGTTATCTCGATGAAGCTGCTCACGGCCATGGGCTACTACGGCTATCGGATGAAGTCGAAGCCGATGGTGATCGATGATGCATCGCTCAAGATGCA